CTTTTGTTAAGTCGGTATTCAAATTATTCTCCTATTATCCAAAGGCTTTAATTGCTAAAAGCGGAACAAGCCAAGGATAAACTAAATGTTCTATTAGTTCGTATATTACTAATACTGTTAATAATATTGCCCATAGTTTACTTGTCTTTGCTTTATTACTAACATATGTAAACACCTTTGAATGTGCTTTTCCTATTTTGTCTATTAAGCCTGGCTTTTTATTTTTTTTCGTCATTTATCCTTACTTGGTTTGTGCTGGTAGAATATAGTCGTACTGACCTAAACCACTGTCAACACTTAATGCCATTGCACCTTGATCACTAATCTTCATAGTTACTTTACCATCAAGATTTAAAATAGCTTGTACTTGTGCTACAGGCCAACTCCAAGCATGTTTCAATTCACTGCCAACTCCGTGTTGGAATACAAATGATCCTGCGTGTTGTGAAGCGTCACCAAAAGTAAACACTAAGTTATCATTTTCAGTCTTAACTGTAAATGTAGTTTCTTCTGAATGTGCCGCACTTTGCAATTTCATTCTAGTAATTGAAGCCATTGTAGGCTCAATGGTTACGTCCCAACTTGCACCTTTAAACTTAACAGTTTTAAGTTTCTCATCAATAATTGCTTTATTCATAAAGCGATAATCGTTTTCAAAGTCACCTGCTTCGTTTTCAAAGTGTAAGTGTGTTGGCAAAGTTTCGCCGTCTTTTTCTCTAGACTCTACAGTAATCTTTGCTTGTTTTTGATACTCAGGATTCTTTAAGTGTAGTGCTAACTTGTCTAAGTTAGGCATACCAAAGGTTCCTTTAAATTCGTTTACTGCCGCCTTTGTTGTAGCAGTTAAGATAACACTTCTATCTTCTGCCATTGATTCGATTGTCGTTGCGGCATCTTCACCAGTAACTTTTACTAAAGTTAAAAATCCTAGTGAATGTGTATGAGCAACAACGTCTTGTAAGATATCTTTCATTTTAACATTTCTCCATTAGTTATATACATTATATTTAGGTTTTTCTAAAAAGTCAAGCTCTTTCTTGTCTTTTAAGAATTGTATTAGCTCAATTGTTGTTTTCCAACCCAAGCCTTGTAACACTGATATGTCAGCAACATTATCAGCTCTTTCATTGGGAGTATCCATTTTCATTTGTGGATTCATTCCAAATTCTTTTAAAATACTTTTTAGTGATTGGCTTTTGCCAGTTCCGATATCAATAACTCCTCTTACATCTTCGTTTTTGATTAATGTAAGTATTGCACTTACAATATCGGCAACATGAATAAAGTCTCTTTTATGATTAGTTACGTGTGGTACATCATTGCGTATAATTCGAGGTATTAACATGTTTGGCCTAAGTTCTGAGTTGTTACTGTATATAGTTGTAAATCTCATGCCTAGACTTGATTGTGGTGCAATGCGTTCAACTGTATGTTTAGTTAATGCATACGGATTTCTATTAGGTTCTTTTGCAGTACTTGAACTAGCATACAGTATTCTAGTATTTTTAAAATGGTCAAATAATCTTTTAGTTGCTAGTACGTTATGTTGAAAATACAAATCAGGTTCTTCTAAACTTCTTAGTATTCCGCTTTCGCCTGCAAGATGAATTACTAGATCAACATCGAAGTCTAACGAACAGTCTAGTAAGTTATTACCGTCTTTTAAATCAATACCAATAACACGATGGTCTTTGGTTAGAGCAGTATACAACTCTGTTCCAACCATACCTTTATGTCCTGTTAGTAGTATCCTCATCGAGATTTAACTCCAAAGTGTTTATAGGTTGATTGTACACACTTAGCTTGATAGTAACAGTCTGCTAATGCATTATGTAATTCTTCTTGTATTGCTTTACGAGGATCTGTAGGCATCATAGCAAACAATGTTCTACTGTCTCTAATCTGCCAAAAGTTCCATGGACACGGCTTACCAACGCCTTTGTATAAGTTTTGTAAAATAGCATAATCAAACAATGGACCTTGACACCAAAGTTGATCTACTCCTACACAAAATTTATTAATTGCTTTTGTAAGTTGCTCCATGTTCACACGATCTTTGTGTTCACCAAATGCTTCTTCTCTAATCTTAGGATCTTGTTTACCCCACCATTCAAGTGTATTGTCATCTATTGTACGATGATACTTTTCACTTTGTTCTTCAATGTCGCAACGTAGATACAATCCTGAGTGCGGATCTTCATCTGTATACGGGTCGAATTTAATAGCACCGAGTGTTATGATAACACTATCTGGCTCAACGCCAAGTGTTTCTAAATCTATCATTCCATGTACAGCCATATTAAATTACCTTCACTAAAATTACTATTTGAAGTATTAGCACAGCAATTGGAACAACAGTTCTAATTAGTTCCATAGTGTGATTATACTCGTCAAGTTTTCTTTCAAGTTTATTTCTTCTTGCCATAATCGCCTTTCTATTCTCCGAAATCAAACAAACTATTAAATGTATTGTTCTGTAATGTGCTTGAAATATCATAGTCTAGCACACCGATCAAATTACCTAGTTTGTTGTCAATAATTGTTGATTCCATTGCATCATCATCAAACGGAAGTTCTTTAAACCAATCTGGAATACGTAGTTCGTCTGTTGGATATGCAACACTTGTGTAGCCTAGTGGGTTCTGTTTTAGTTTACAAACAATAACTTTCATACCGTCTACAATCTCTTGCGAGTATTTGTCACCGTTCATACGCTTTAGTGTGTTCCAGTTAATACTTGCACGAACATGTCCGGGCATAGTTGCTTTGCCTTGCTTTGCTTCTTTACGTTGATACTCGCCAATTTTGTTTGCACGTTTAGGTGAACCTTTTTCAAAACCAGGACGTAGTTTAAATGCAGTACGGAAGTCTGTAATCTTTGCAAGTATTTCAGCTTCTGTCTTATCTGTAAGTACCATAAGCAATAGTTCACTTAAAAACTCTTGCATAAACACAGGTGTATCTGATCGTTTAAGATCAAGACCCATTGCTTTTACTTTACCTAGTTTACCGTTGACGTCCATGCGTTCGCCTTCGTTATCATAAATTAAAGCCGCATAACGTTTCTTAGTAATAAACAAACCTGACTCAGCAACAATTTCTCTACCTGCCGCAATAACATCTGATCTGCTCTTTGGACAATGAAATGCTTCTTGCATAAACTTTGGAAATGTTTCATTCGCCGCTTCACATACTTGATCATATAATGTAATAACACTATCTTTTGTCCAAGGAATTTTTCCAGCATCAATATCTGCTTTTAGTACAGGGTGGGCACTAAAGTAAACAGAATCAGTATCACCATAGATAATACTATCACCTACATGATCATATGTGCCTGTAATAACTTTATTAACTTCTGCACTCATATGTTTTGCGATAGCTCTACCTGTTAGTGTTGTTGATTGACCAATCCGCGGATCAAAGAATCTACAACCAGGATTAAGAATTGCACCATACAAACTGTTCAAGTTAATCTTCTTAACCAACTGTCGTTTATCCCAAAACTCAACTTCAATTCTGTTTCCAGCATCAATAGCTTTGCCTTTTTGTTTTTGTAAATCTTTACGTTCACTATACCAACGTTTAAGAAGTCCTGGAATAACACCGTCAAATTCATTAGTTAAGATAGTTCCGTTAGCAGTTAGCATCCATGGCTTGTGTGAATCAAATATTAGTTTGTATATCTCAGCACCACTAAGAATTTCACTTTCACCGTTTTCAAAGTCAACAGTAATACTAATGTCTTTCTTCTTCTCCATAACTGCTTCGTATTCAATAGTACCAAAGCGGCCTTCCCAAGCACCTGCAAATGACTTCTTCTGAAGTGTCATTGCATCTTCAACCATTGCATCAGTTAGCTCAGGACGTAATTGTCCTATAACTGTTGCAGGATCCATATTTAATGCTCTAATAACAGACGGATATAGTGAATTCAAATCCATTGAACCAATCCACTTGTGTACACCTTTTTTAGGAAATGCTACATAAGCACCTGCCGCAGGATCACTGCCAGGCTCACGTTTTACTCTGTTAGGAACTTGCAAGCCTCTGTGATGTGCTTCGTTGATAATTGCTTGTTCTGTAACTGCAACTGCACCCATAGTGGTCTGTAGTAACACCGTGTTACTATGTGCAAGTTCGTTACTAAGATCAATAAACTTTAGTTTTTTGTCCAGCTTGTCCAGTAGTGCAACGTCTTGTCTGTTGTACTCAATGAACGTTCTGAAGTCATTGTTATAAAGTTGATCGAGCGTACCTTCGTACACAGTTTTGTTTTCGCCGATCTCAAGTTCGCCAATAGCGTCGAGTCGATATGTGTGTCTTTCTTCATATGTGTATTTACGATATAATTCCAAACTATCTAAATGCACTCTGCCTATTAGGTCATAGGTTTCAGCTTTACGTCCGTACTTTTCATATTCACGTTTCTTAGGAAGTTGTTTCCATAAACAAAAACGTCTTGTATCATCTTTACTTAAAACTCTTTTTACACGATTTACAGTATATGGAATATCATAACCTTCACTGTTCCAACCTGTAAGTATATCACTGTCTTGTATAATATCAAGAAACGCTTCTAACATGTCGCCTTCTTTTTCATACAAGTATGTGTTTGGAAAATCTTTTACTTCTTCTTTTGCTTGTTCCATTGATAAACCTTTAGGAGGCATAGCAAATGTAACTAGACTATCTAACCATTGTAAGTGTACAGTAATAGCAGTAATAGGCATAAACGGATCACTAGGATCAGCAAAGCCACGTTCTGGATCAAAGTCTGTCTCAATATCAAAAAAGCAAACATTCAACTTAGGTGAATCTACATTTAAATAGTTTTCACTCAAACATTGGAAGATTGGATTAATATCACTTTCAAACAATTCTTTGTTTGCGTTAATGGCTAGTTCTTTACGAAACTGTTTTGTGTTTTTAGCAACAATTCTGCTTAACGGATCGCCGTAAATACTTTTGTACTTACCACGTTGATCTTTATAATAAAATGTGTATTTGATTGGGTATTCTGTGTAAGAACGCTTACCATCTTTTCGTTCGACTACTCTGATCACATCCTGATCACGATCAAACTGTGCGTCTACATAACTCATATTTTAACTCCTTGTATGTCACTTGGGGCTGACAAAAACCAATAAGGTCGCTTATGGCCGACTTTTACCTTCATTCTTAAAATATTCATTCGCCTCTCTTGCCTTGTCATCTATCCAAATATCATAGTGTGGCTTTCTAAAACTTAGTGTTGTGTATAGTACACCCCACTCCGCAAACTGGTCTTTAGTAAGCTCACTCCAATCTTTGCCTGTGCTACCGCCTCTAGCAGTCCAATAATGTATTTCATTGCCTTCATTATACAACTTATTAAAGTGTTGTATACGTTGAACATCTGGTTTACTAAATTCGTACTCACTGTTATTATTATAACAGATAGTTCCGTCTATGTCAACCATATATTTCATATTACGAACAACTGTATTAATGCCCAAAGGTTCATTGCTGAGAACCAAGAACAAAGTATAATTACAAATGCCGCTTGTCTAATAACTGCACTAACAATGCCCAAAATACTTCCAACCAAATATAATGGCACAAATATTGTTGTTGCAGGGTCTAATATAGTAAAGCTCAATATTGCACTTGCTGAGATTAAGAACAATGCCTCAATCATTTCGCAATAGAATGCAACAGGACTTAGCCTATAACTTGTTTTAAAGAAATTGGTTACTCTATTCAAACTACTTGTCCTTGCCAACTGTAACAACAAGTGTTTCTAGATCATCAAATTCATCAGCAACTTTATGCCATTCACCTTTTTGTGCAATCTTAATTGCTTTATTAATAAGGCTTGGTTTAATATCTAGTTCTTCTGCTACTGCTTTTACAGTATCTTTAAGACCTGTAGTTAAGTCTTCTACTTCTTGGAGTACTGTAACTCCTTCGTTAACCAATCTTTCTAGTTTGGCTTTTTCTTCTACGCCGTATGTTCGATCGCTCATGTTATCTCCTTAATTGTTATATACATTATACACGAACTGTAAGTGCTTGTCAACAACTATTATTCAGCTTGTGTACGATGAATTGTTAAATTACCTGCTATTACTATTCGCTCTTTGTCGTTCTTCTGTGGGGGTACTTCGTGTGTTACCCAACCTGGGAATACTGCTATAAGTCCGGGATTTGGAAATATAGCATTACCACTTGTTGGAAATACTAAAGGTGCATCATCTGGAGTTGCATCAACATAGTATACAAAACTCCAAATAGCAGGATGATGTGCATGTGGTTTACAGCTATCGCCTTTGGAATATACTGCACCCCAACAATCTGTTACTTCATACTTACCACCAACTAAATGTTCAAGACCATTTTGTACAACATCAATAGCAAAGTTAATAATCTTTTTAAAGTCAGGATCTCTAAACATTGTCCATTCTGTCATATTTGCTTGAACATTTGTTTTTCTAAATTGGCAATCCCCTCTAGCTCTAATTTTTTCAGCTAGTATTGGATTGAGTGTCTCGGCATCTTCATATACGTGAGTATAGATGTCAGCAGATTCTTTAAACTCTAATTTTTGCACGTTTGGTATGAACATGCAATTATTTATATAGGGGTGTTTAATGTATTGTTATTGCTGGTTCTGTCCAGCTTCAGCTTGTTTCATAAGTGCTTTGAACTTACCAAACAGTTGAGGATTAGACATCATACTTTGAATAGCAGTTGCATATGGAGCAATCGCTTTAATAATATTTGGCGGTAATGTTTCACCTGATGATATTTTATCTAAGCCTTTTGCAACTTGGGCACCACTTGCTTTACCACCAACAACACCTTTTAATGCTGTTGCTTTTTGTGCAACCTGTTGTGTTTGTTTGTTATCGTCGCCTTTTGCTAAGCCAGTAACTTTGCCAATTACGCCGCCTTGTTCTGCACCAGCTCTTTTGATATCATCTCTACTAGCACCTGTGGCATTCGCCGCAAAATCTACTGCCTTGTCTGCTACTTTACCTGCAACTTTTTTAACAATGCCTGCACCTGGTGCTTCTTTTACAAATTTGTTTTTAGCTTTATTAAATCCCTTCCATCCTGTTTCGGGCTTTAATTTAACTGCACCGTCACTCCAATCTGATCCAGTCCATGTCCAAGTTACAGTACCATCGTTGTATGCACTACCTGGTTTTAAATCATCTATTGTTTTAGGTTGTTTTTGAGTTTGTGCTTTAGGATCTGGTGTCGGTGTTGGTGTTGGTTTTGCTTTAGTCTTTGTGTCTTTTTTAGAAGTGTCGCCTTTAGCAATCCAATCATCAGTTTCTTTATCGTCAATGCCACCGCCGGGTGCGATTGGTTCTTTACTGCCGTGTGCGCCACCAAACTTTTTTGAAAATGCTTTATTTAGATTACTAAGACCTGTACCTAAACGATTGTTGCGAACTAAATCATCTACTTTACCAAGCGATGCTTTAGTGTTTAACCAACCTCCTGGAGGTGCTTCTACAAGATCTTCAACTTTCATTGACTAAGCCTTTACGCAATTATCAACGGTCTTGCCGCCTTTTTTCTTAGTACCCATACGCTTGTAGCCTTTCCAGCATACTTTGCCGTCAACGCCTTTTTGTTTTTCTTCGTCAAGTGTAGTGTAACTAGGCTTGCCGCAATCTTTACATTTACTATTTGCTACTTTTTCGTTTAGCATATTAGCTAATGTGTTTTTGTATGATTCGTTTTTCTTTTTGTCTGCTTTAGAAGCGTGTACTGCTTTACGCTGTGCATCGTTCTTGTACTTGCCTTCATTCTTTTGATTTTCTTTGTAGCAATCGCAATGTTCGCAATCAGGTCCGCATTTACATTCTGTTACAGGCTTTCCGCAACATGCTTCTGGACACATTTTTTCTTTAGCTTCGTTAGCTGTAGATTCTGCTACTTCGTCAAACTTCATTTGGTAGTCTAAGTGATGGTAAACACTACCTAAATAATCTGCTGATTTAGTAATTTTAGCTTGTACCCAACCTTCTAAGCCTGCTGACTCGTCAACACCTTTAAGCATTTCGTGTAGTTTGATACTGTATTTTGCAATTTTGTATAGTTCAGCTCTAGCCATTTGTACTTCATGGTCTGACTCAGCTTTGTAAGCCATGTCTGCTAAACCTTCTTTTAGTTGTTTTTTATTCATATCCATCACTTTATCTCTCTAATAGTATTTATCGTTTAGCTACTTTGCCACCAAAGAAACTGTCTGACGCATCTAGTGCATTAACCACTGTGCCGTCTGCTTTTTTCTTAGACTTCTTTTTAGGTACACCGTTCTTATCACGTGGTATTTGACCATGTGCATGTACTGGATTTGCCACAGTTGCTATAGCACCTGCACTAGTACCGCCTGCTGTTGCAGTTTCTTCTAGGTCTTTTTGAAATAGTTCACGTATTAACATAGTATTATTTATCCTGATTTAGCCATCTTAGTTGCTGTTGCATACATAACTGCTTCAGCATCTTTGCCATAACGCTTTTTAAAGTCACTTTTATTCTTTTTCATACCCTTTACTATGCGTTCTTTTTCTGCTTCTTCGTCTTTATCTAGCTCACGTTCTTCTACAGGTTTATTAAAGTAATCCTTTAATTGTCCAGCAGTACGCTCAAACTTGTGATCTTTGTGCTTCACTCCAA